CACTCCTCAATCTCTAGAAGGACTTAGCCCGTGGCCAAACCCCGGACGCTTCGCTTCGGCAATTTCAAGGTCTACGTCGGCGACGGCGCGGACCCCGAAGTCTTCGCCGCCCCGTGCGGATTCACCAGCCGCGCCCTGAAGATCAGCGGCGCCTCCAGCTCGACCGTCGTCGATGACTGCGACGATCCAAACGTCACGCCCTGGACAGAGTCGGCGGTCACCTCGCTCTCGGGCCAGGTCACCGGTTCAGGCGTGCTGGCGATGGCCAGCCTGTCGATGTGGCGCGGCTGGATCGGCAAGCCGAAGAACATTCGCATCCTGTTCGACGACACCGGCGCCAATGGCGGCGGCTACTACGAAGGCGTCGGCATTCTCGTCGACCTGTCGCTCACGGGCGCTCAGGGCAGCGAAGGCGGCCGCACCCAGATCTCTGTCCAGATCGACAACGACGGCGAGTGGACCTGGGTCGACAACGCCTGATGAGCCGCGCCGGTGAGATCTCGCTGCAGTTCGGCGACGAGGAGCGTGTCTTCCGCCTGACGATCGGCGCCTGGCGCAAGATCCAGGAGAAATGCGACGCCGGCCCGCCGGAGATCGCCTCGCGGCTGGCCGCCGGGTTGGCGTTCCGCAGCCAGGGACTCTCGCCGGCTCAGGCGCTGGCCATGGGCGGGCTGGGCCGCTGGCGCGTCGATGACATTCGCGAGGTCCTGTACCAGGGCCTGATCGGCGGCGACATGGATCCCACCGCCGCCGGCAAGGTCATCCGCGACCTGGTAGACGAGCGGCCGCTGGGCGAGTGCATCGCCATCGCCTACGCGGTCGTGCTGGCCTCGGTCGTTGGCAGCCCCGACGAGCCGCTGGGGGAGTCCCCGGGGGAGACGGCGGGCCCGGCGCTCTCCCCCACGGCAAGCTGAGGTTCGCTGGCTACTACGGCAACGGCGCCGCCATGGGCTGGTCGGTCGACCAGGTCGAGGCCGTCAGCTTCTGGCAGTTCAACGCCGCCTGTGATGGCTATCGCAAATCGCAGGGCGGCGACGAAGACGACGCCGGGCTCACCCCAACCGAAATCGATGACATCGGCGACTGGCTCGACGAGCCGCCGCCATGGCTGCAGTAGCGCGGGGCGAACATGGCAGAGGTCAATGACCGCCTGATCGTCGAGCTCGAGGCGCGCGTCGACAAGCTCGCCGCCGGAGTCGCCAAGGGCAACGAGATCCTTGGGAAGTTCGCCAGCAACGTCGCCCAGCACGCGAAGAGCGCTGAGGACTCGCTCGGCCGCATCGACTTCAGCGGGGCCCTGACCAAGGTCTTCGACTCCTCGCGTCTCGCCGTCCTGGAAGAGGGCGGCGCCAAGCTGCGGGTGTTCGGCAGCGCCTTGGAGCCTCTAGGCCCGCTGGGCCTTGCCGCCGCCGGCGGCATCGCCGCCTTCGGCCTGGCCGTAGAGCAATCGCTGAAGACGGCGGAGTGGGCCGAGCAACTGAAGAAGACCGCTCAGACCCTGGGCGTCACCACTGACCAGCTGCAGCTTTTCGACTTCATCGCCACCGCCACGGGCGTCCCCGTCGACAAGATGCGGGAGTCCCTGAAGGGACTGAACACGGCGATCGGTCAGGTTCAGGCCAACACGGCCAGGGGCAACACCAAGAAGATCTTCGACGCCCTGAAGATCGAACCCGACGATCTAAGGCGCTGGGGCGATATCGAGACCATCCTGCCGCACGTTGTCGAGGCGGCCGCCGCCCTGCCATCTACCGAACGGGCTGGCATCGCGAAGGGCCTGCATGTCGATCCGGAGGTGCTGGACTCGCTGATCGCCGCGCGTGCGCGCCTGGCCGATCTCACCGCCGAGGCTGAGCGCTATGGCGTCATCGTCAGCAAGGACGTCATCGATCGCAGCGCCGAGGCGGCCGAGAAGCTGAAGGTCGCTTCCGACGTCATCGACAAGAATCTGAAGTCCGCCTTCAGCGACCTTGCGCCGTTCATCGCCAACGCCAGCTCGGAGCTGGCGAAATTCATCCACCTGCTGATTTCCATCCCGAAGGATTCCGGCGCCGCCTCGGCGAAGTACGCGATTATCGGCGCGCTGGGCGCCGTCACCGGCGACTACCAGGCCTCCTATCGCGCGCAGCAGCAAGACATCGCCCGCCAGCAGGCCGGGCTCATGACGCACCTGACGGTCGCCGAGGTACAGGACGCGCTGAACCGCGGAACGCCCGCGCCCAAACTGGTAGGCGACAAGGCGCACAAAGCCCACGCGCCGGCCGATCGCACGGACGAAGAGACCAAGGCTGCGACCGAGGCGCTGGCGCAGGCCACCCGCGCCGCGGCCGAGGCCTACGCCAAACTGGCCGGCGACGTCGACTCCGAGACCCGCCTTCAGCTGGAGGCGAACGATGCTGAAGCCACGGCGCGGCAGGCCTCGCTCGACGCCCAAATCCAGAAGCTCCTGAAGGACAAGACGATCGAGGGCGCGGTCAGCGACCAACTGCAGGCCGAGCTCGAGATGGCGAAGACGAAGACCGAAGAGGCTCGGCTTGCCAAGGAACAGCTGATCCAGCGCAACCAGCAGTTCAAGCTCGAGGACCAGGTGATCTCCAGCGCCGAGGAGATCGATCGCTACTACCAGGAAATCGCCGGCATCGACGCCTCGTTGGCGCTCACCACCCGCGAGCGGTATCGCATCGAGGCGGCCGACCTGGCGCACCGCCAGAAGCTCGAGCGCGAAGCACTCGAGACCCGCAACGCCCACGACGTGGCCAAGGGCCCGGCGCAGGGCGGTATCAGCCAGAGCGATGCGGATGCCCGCATGGCGTCGCTGCTGGACCGGCAAGCCGCCGAGAACAGGCGCCAGGCGGTCGACCAACTTACGCCGCTGGAAAAGCTCTCGCGCGCGATCGACATCGCCGCGAAGAACGCCAACGAGGCGTTCCAGAATATTGCCGCCAACGGCCTCAAGACCCTCGAGGACGGCCTGGTCGGCGTGATCGACGGCACGGAGAAGCTGGGTCAGGTTTTCAAACGGGTCGCCGCCCAGATCATCGCTGACCTGATCCGGATCCAGATTGAGAAATACGTCATCGGGCCGCTCAGCAACGTGATCGGCAGCTTCCTGCCGATCCCTGCCGCCGTTGGCCACAACGCCGCCGGCACCAGCAACTGGCGCGGCGGCCTGACCCAGGTCAACGAGCAGGGCGGCGAGATCATGAACCTGCCCAATGGCACCTCGATCGTGCCGGCGAGCGTGGTGCGCAATCTCACCAACGGCCAGCTGCGCTCCGGCGGCGCCTCGGTCGTCGTCCAGCCGATCACCTACGAGCTGCATTCGCCCGTCGTGACGCAGGACCTGCTCACCCAGATGGAAGCGATGAACCGGCGCAGCCAGGCGGCCGCCGTCGCGACGGCGCTGAGCATCAGCCACAAGGGCCTGGGCAGTCAGCTGCGGTCCCGCGCGCTGCTGAACGACTAGGATCATGCTGACTTTCCCGACGGCCTTCTTCGCGCCCCAGGGGCTGCAGCCGCGGCCCGTCGGGGCATCGACCAACAGCGGCGGCTCGCTGTCCGGATTGACCCAGTTCGCCGCGACGGCCGGCGGCTTCCACTGGGAAGTCGATCTCACCGGCGTGGCGCTCTGGACCCGCGAAAAGACCCTGGTCTGGCGCGCGATCGAGCTGGCCTCCGACGGCGGGGCGACGGGTTTCGTCGTGCCGCTGTGCGACCGCATTCACCAGCCCTTCGCCAATCCCAAGCGCTTGACGACCGGTTTCCGCGACGACGCCGTATTCAGCGACGGCGCCCTGTGGGTCGCCGACCAGATCACCGCCGCCACGGTCGGCGCGGGCGCGCTGCGGGCGACGTCGCTGACCATTTCGTTTGTAGGTCCCGCGCCCCTGATCGGCGGCGAGAAATTCACGGTCTGGCACCCGACAAAGGGCCAGCGCCTCTATGGCGTCAAAAGCCTCGTCGACAATGGCGACGGCACCCTCACCATCCAATTCCGCCCGCCGCTGCGCGAAGCCATGCTCGCCGGCGACACCCTCGACTTCGACAATCCGCGCTGCGTCATGCGCGTGGACGGCGACATGTCGGCCGCCCTGGAGCTGCTCAAGCGCGGCACCGGCGCCGTGAAGTTCGTCGAGACCTTCTAGGCTCCGTCCGTTCCCACCAGCTCCACGCGGACCCTATGGCCGAGGGCCGCCGCGGCCGCCTCGACCTGGTCCAGCCGCGAGGCGTGATCAAGCTTGAACAGCCGGTCGACTGAGTTGCGGTTCCAGTCCAGGCGGCGGGCCAGTTCCGCGCGGGTGATCCCGGCGCCCCGCAGGGCGCGATAGAGGTCGAGCTTCAGGGCCGCCAGCGTCGGGACCGACGCAAACAAGATACGCTCGCCGCGATGTGGTCGCACCGTCGCGGTGTCGATGTCGACGTCCCGGCCGGCGTCGATCCGGGCGGCCAGCGCCTCCTCGATCGCCGAGGCGGCGTTGCGTACGCACTCGGCGTCGGTCTCGCCGAAGGTGGTCACCTCGGGCAGCGCCGGACAGGTGACCAGGAAGGTGCCGTTGTCATCCGGCGTGAGGATGATCCTGAAGGCTTCCGTCATTTCAGTCCCAGGTCCTTCTTAATCTTGGCCACCAGCCCGGCGCCGAGTTCCTTGGCCGCGCCATGCATCGGCAGTTGGCTCGTCCGCCCGCTCAGTTTCACGGTCAGATGACCGGAGCCGCCCTTGTGGGTTTCGAAGGTGCAGCCCTGGCGGGCCAGCCACCGCTTCATCTCGCTCGCGTTCATCTATGTAATCTAGTCCACACTTCTGTGGAAGTCAACAGAAGTGTGGACTAACGCGGCCTGACGCCCACGCGCGAAGGCCGCTCGCAGGGACTTGCCCGCTTATGCTCACCGACTGGACGGCCGCTGCGCAGGCGCAGCTGGCGGGCGGCCTCGTACGCCCTGGCATCCTGCTGCGTGTCGCCACCTCGCCCTTCATCCGCCTGTGGGGCGGCGTGGGCGACCTTCAGATCATCACCGACCTGGTCGAGGACACCGCGCCGGCGATCTACAGCGGCGTGGGCGAAGTGCTGTCGATGCCGGCGCTGAGCCAGCTGGTCAACGGCCAGGCCGACCGCGTCGATTTCAGCCTCACCGGCTCGGCGATCACCGGCGAAGTGGCCGCGATCGCCTCGACTGAGGCGAGCGATATCCGCAACGTCTCGGTCAACGTCGGCTTCCTGGTGTTCGACGACGCCTGGCAAATCCTCTCGCCCACGGCCTGGCTGTGGGACGGCATCGCCGACTCGCTGAAGGTCGACCGCAACCCGGGCGACGGCTCCGGCGCCGTGCGTAGCCTGACGCTGTCGGTCGGCTCGGTGATGACCGGCCGCCGGCGGCCGTCTCCCAACTTCTGGACCGATCCGGATCAGCGGCGCCGCTCCGCCGACGATGCCTACTGCAGCCTGGTCAAGACCTATCAGGTCGGCACGACGAAGGTCTGGCCCGAGTGACGCTGGCGGCCTTCCGGGCGGCCGCCGGCCGGCGGCCCTTCGCTTGGGGTCAGCACGATTGCTGCCTCTGGCTGGCCGATTGGGCCCTGGTCCGCCGCGGAGTCGACGGCGCCGCGGACCTTCGCGGCCGCTACCGCACCGCCATCGGCTGCGCCCGGATCCTCACCCGCGAGGGCGGGGTGCTGGGCGTCGTCGCCCGCTGCGCCGACGTCGTCGGCCTGGTCCGCACCGACACCCCCGCCGCCGGCGACGTCGGCGTGATCCGCCTGGCGACCCGCCGAGGTCGGCGCGATCTGCGCCGGCGAGCGCTGGGCCGCGCTGACGGAGCTGGGCCTGGTCAGCCAGGCCGCCGCGCCGATCGCCGCCTGGAGGCTCTGAGCGATGCCCCAGGCCATTGTCTTTATCGCCGTGGCGATCGGCGACGCCGCGGCCAACGCCGCGATCTATGTCGGCGCGTCGACGGCCGTCGCTCTGGCGGTCGGCGCCGTCGTCACCTCCGTGGTGACCGTCGGGCTGGGCCTTGGCATCTCCACCCTGGCGAGCCTCGCCTTCGCGCCGGGCGTGCCCAAACCGCCGGCGATCCAAAACCCGATCAAGCAGTCGGTGCCGCCGCGCCGCAGCGGCTACGGCCGCGCGAAGCTCTCGGGCTTCTACATGTGTTTCGAGGCGGCCAACCAGACGAGCTACGACGCCCTGGCCGTGCACGACGGCGAGGTCGACGGCTGGGAGACCTACTACCTCAACGACGACGTGGTCACCCTGACCGGCGGCGGCGGCGTGATCTCGCCCGACGGCAAGAAGTACACCTACGGCACGCCGGGCGACCGCGTGCTGTTCCAGACCACGACGGGCCAGGCTACCGAAACCGCCAACACCGCCCTGGTCGCGGGCCTGCCGGGCGTGTGGACGTCCGATCACCGCGGCGACGGCGTCGCCTCGATCTATCTGATCTGCAAGCAGAGCAAGCCCTCGCTGCAGCAACAGGTATTTCCCAACGGCCTGCCGCAGCCGGCCGTCGCCGGCCGGCTGCTGAAGGTCTTCGACCCTCGCGATCCGGACCAGGACCCCGCGGTCCCCGCCACCTGGCGCTGGAACGAGAACGGCGTCACGCAACTGGCCGACTACCTGGTCAGCGACGCGCACGGCATGGGACTGGGCTATGCGCGTCGCATCGCGCCGGCGCTCGATATCTGGAAGGCCGAGGCCGACGTTTGCGTCGAGGCGGTCGCCCTGGCCGCCGGCGGGACCGAGGCGCGCTACCGCAGCGGCGGCGTGTTCGACCACACCACGGCCCCGGCCGACGTCATCAACCAGATGCTGCTGTCGTTCGATGGCTGGCTGTCCCAGCGCGGCGACGGCTCGATCATCGTCCGCGCCGGCCACTACACCGAGCCCACGGTCACCCTCACCGACGACCACATCGTCGGCTATTCGCTGCAGCACTTTCAGATCGACGAGAGCGCCGTCAACGAGCTGACGGTCTCCTTCACCAACCCGGCCACCGGCTTCAACACCGACGACGCCGGCGTCTGGCAGAACGCCGACGACATCACCGCCCGCGGCCGCATCCGCTCCCAGCCGCTGGATCTTCTCTGGGTCCCCTCCGCCTCCCAGGCCCGCCGCTTGGCCAAGCGGCAGATGGCCCGCTACGTCGCCGAGCTGCGCGGAACGCTGCGCACCAACCTCTTCGGCATGAACGCCCTGGGCGAGCGATATCTGCGCGTCCAGGTCAGCGAGAACGACTCCCTCAACGACGTGGTCATCGAGGTCCTGAAGGTCGAAATCGATCTGGCCTCGCTGACGCTGTCGATCGACTTCGTCGCCGCCAATCCGGACATCGATGCCTGGTCGACCACCGAGGAGGTCGACGGCGGCGAGATCAATCCGCGGCCCGCCGGCGGCGCGCTCGATCCGCCAGTGATCGACGATATCGTCGTGGTCTACCGCACCACCGGGCCCGGCGTCGCCGGCGCCAGGCTCAGCCTGGCGATCGACGATCCTGGGCGCGAGGATTTGGAGTGGCGGGTGCGCTGGCGCGTAGCCGGTGACAGCGCCTGGACCGAGGCCTCCTACACCGACGTCGACCCCGGCGTCTCGGTCGAGATCGACACCGGCTTCGTTCCGGTCGACTCCGACCTGGAGGTGCAGGCGATGTATTCGACGGCCGGCGGCATCTCGCCCTGGTCCGACACCTTCGATGTGTCCACCCCCACCGACGCCACGGCGCCCGACGCCGCCGCCGGCATCATGCTCAACAGCTGGTCGACGTCGATCAGCGTGCAGACCGACGCGATCCCGCGCGCCCGCAGCTATGAGTGGAAGGTCTACGAGGACGATGGGACGACCCTGATCGGGACGTTTTCGACCGCCGTCCCGCAGTGGGCCTACACCGCCAGCCAGGCCGCCCAGGACGGGGTGCTGCGCTCCTACGTGATCACCGTCGCCGGCGTGAACGCCGCCGGCGCTGGGGCCACGGCAACCACGGGAGTGATCAGCAACGCCGCGCCGGCGACGATCGTCGTCGGCTCGGTCACCGGCGGCACGACGGGCGACATTCCCTTCACCGCCGGGCCCGAGGCCGACATCAACGGCTACGTGCTGTTCTACTCGGCCACGTCCGGCTTTGACCCTCTGACGGCCGGCACGCCGGTGACGATCGGCGTCTCGCCCTTCACCCTCTACGGCCTGGCCAGCGCCACCTACTACTTCCGCCTGGCGGCCTTCGACGGCTGGACCGGCAACCCCGCCTTCCTGAACCTCTCGGCCGAGGGGACCTTCACCATCACCGGCTCGTCGACCCCGCCCTCGGGCGGCGGCGGCGGCGGCGGCGGCGGCGGCTACGTCGGCCGCGGCGGCGGCGACTTCAGCGAATTCTTCTAGCGGCAGGCAGGCCCCCGGGCCGCCGCCGCGCCCCCTGATCAATCCCGGAGCTTTGCACAATGAGCGCTGTCCGCGACGCCGTGAACACGGCCTTTCGCGACTACCAGGTCGAGGGCGTTCCAGCCTCCGGCGTCAACGATCCGTCGAAGGCGGAGGTGCGCGCGATCGGCGGGCTGATCGACACCGCCGACCAGGCGCTGGCCGGCGCGCTGCTCGCCGGCGCCGTCGTGGTCAAGGACACCCTGGCCCACCTGGCCGCCGACCTGGCCCACGCCGCCAACACCCTGGGCGTGGTCTGGAGCGATGGAACGGTCGCCAACAACGGCGTCTACGCAAAAGTGGGCGGTTCGGGCGCCGGCTCCTGGTCGATCACCGGCCTCACCTTCCCCGCGATCGTCACCGAGGAGCTGGCGGCGATCGCCGACGCGGCCCAGGCCTCCCGGGACCAGGCCGTGGCGGCGGCCGAGGCCATTGGCCCTCAGCTGTTCTATGACACCAAGGCCGACGCCACTGCCGCCCTGGCCGGCATCGCCAACAACGCGGTCGTTGAAGTCTTCGCCGACGAGTCGCTGACGACCGCGCCGCGGTCGATCTATCGCAAGGTCGCCGGCGCTCTGGCCCTCAAGGTCAACCTGGGCATGTTCGCCGACCTGGTGTCCTGGGTCCCGGGCTGGGCGAACAGCTTCTCGACGGCGATCTCAACCATCTTCTCCGAGCGCGTGTCGATCATGCGCTTCATCCCGGCGAGCGAACACGCGGCCATCTATGCCCGGACCTCCGCCTTCGACACCCTGTCGGCCCTGGTCGCGGCGAAGGTGGCGCTGGGAGCGCGCGGCGGCGTGATCACCTACCCGGCCGGGCGTTTCTACATGAGCGGCGGCTTCTCGTGGGGCGACTGCAATGTGATCATCGACGGCGCCGGCGGCGGCAACCAGCCGGGCACCGGCACCGAATTCCTGTTCGCCGCCGGCCTCACCTACGGCTTCAACCCGCAGAACGGCGCCGCCGGCCTGGGCGCCGCCAGCCAGATTCGTAACTGCCGCATCCTCGGCCAAGACACGGCCGCCGCCGCCAACCACGACGGCATCCTGGTCCAGTGCAACAGCTTCATCACCCACAACGTCTTCTGCGGCGGGCTCGACTTCGCCCACGCCTGGGGCGGCTACGGCAAGCGGCTGCTGTCGGACAACTCGACGGCGGCGATCAACTCCAACAACGTCCATAGCTACGGCCTGAAGTGCTACAACAACTGGACCGGCCAGCTTGCCGAAGAAGGCGCAAACTCCAACGTCTCCAAGCACTTCGGCCCCGACCTGATCGGCCGGCGCTCGGTCGCCGGCGCCGGCGTGCCGACGGGCATTGGCTGGTCGGCCAACAGCTTCCTGGGCGGCACGCTCTACAGCCCACACTTCGCCGACAACGACATCGCCATTCAGGTCGGCGCGGTATCCCGCAACAACAGGACCGTCGCCGCCTATGTCGAGGCTGACGGCGCGGCGACGGCGGCCCTGAAGATGTTGCTGGGCGGCGGGGAAAACAACGAATTCGACTTCGCCGAGAACAGCCAGCCGATCATCGACCTGACGGCCAACGGCGGTAACAGTTGGAACGAAAAGGCCGGCGGCCTGCACCGGAATCGCCTGGCGATCGGCGGCGCGGGCGTGATCGATTTCCTGATCCAGGCCGGGGTGTTCCTGATCACCGGCGGCAAGCAAATCCAGCTGCAGGACAATCCGCTGACGGCCAACTGGTTCATCCAGGCCCTCGCCGGCGATCTCTATCTGAACAGCCCCGGCGCCGGCAAAGTGCGTATCGACAACGCCCTTTCCGTCCTGGGCGCCGCGACCGTCAGCAGCATCCGGGTCGGGGCCAACCAGGTCGTCGGCGCGCGCGGCGCGGCCGTGGCCAACGCCACCAACGCCGGCGACGTCATCACCCAGCTGAACGCCTTCCTGGCGATCGCCCGCACGCACGGGCTGATCGCGCCGTAGCGCCACGCCCGCTTGCCTCCACCCCCGATGAGATTTCCGAGGATCACCATGGCCGATCAAGCCTCTTCGCGCCTGCGCATCGACTGGACCGTTCCAGTCCCACTGCTGCTTGCCGGCGCCATGCAGCTGGCGGCGATGGTGTGGTGGGGCGCGGGCATCAACGCCCGGGTCAGCGCGCTGGAAGCGCACCAGAGCGAGATGGCCGCCATCCCGGCGACGATCGCGCGCCTGGACGAGCGCTCCCAGGCTCAGAGCGACGCGCTGCGCCGCCTCGAGCAGCTGGGCGCCCGCTAGTGCTGAAGATCCTCGCGGCGATCGTCCACGCCGGCCCGCCGCGGCTATGGGCGATGATCCTGTCGGGGCCGCCGCTGACGCTGTTTGCCGCCGGCATGGTCTGGATCATCTGGAAGGGACCGTGGCCGATCGCCATGGCCTCCCAGCAGCTGGTCATCCTCGGCTGGGGCCTGTGGATCCTGCTGGGCCTGATCGGGGTGATCATCGTCAGCCTGGCCAGCGCCAAGGTGAAGGCCACCGGCTTCGCCGGATCCATCGACATCGAGGGCGATGACGACGACCCGCCCGCCCAACCCGGGCCGCCGCCGGCGGCCTGACGCGAGACATCCATGACCCAACTGATCAGCGCCGAGCAGCTGCGCGCGTTCTCGCATGGCTGCGACGCCACGGCGATCGCCCCGACGCTGGACGCCGCGGCCGCCGCCAACGCGATCACCTCGCCGCGCCGCATCCGCCACTTCATGGCGCACCTGTTTGTGGAGAGCCGCGGCTTCACCCGCCTGCGCGAGAACCTCAACTACCACGCCGAGCGCCTCGTCCAGGTCTGGCCCGGGCGGTTTCCGACCCTGGCCTCGGCCCTGCCATTCGCGATGCGGCCGCGCGAGCTGGCCGACAAGGTCTACAACGGCCGCCTCGGCAACACCGGCCCCGACGACGGCTGGCTCTTTCGCGGCGGCGGCTGGATCCAGCTGACCGGCAAGGCCAACTTCGCACGCGGCGCAATCTGGTCGGCAGCGGCGCTGGTCGACCAGCCGCAGCTGATCGAGCAGCACCAGGTGGCCAGCGATTGCGCCGCCGGCTTCTGGTCGGCCGCCGGCCTCAACGCCATCGCCGACGAAGACGCCGGCGAGCACCTGTACGCCACGCTCGAGGCGACGATCCGCGGCAACGAAACCGACGACCTGAAGGCCGAGACGGTGCGCATCAACGGCGGCCTGACCGGCTGGCCGGATCGGCAGCTGCAGCTGCAGCTGGCCGCTCAGATCTGGCCGGACTGATCCATGCGCCGCCTGGCCAGGATCTGGACCGCCATCCGCATCGCCTTCGGCCTGGCCCTGATCGTGGTCTGGGCGGCCTGGGCCCTAAGCCGCGACCCTCAAGCCTTCGACTGAAAGAGCGCCATGCCCGCCATCGTCCTGACCATCCTTGGCTTTCTGAAGCCGATCTTCACGCCAAGGGGCCTGGCCGTGCTGGGCGCCGCGCTGCTCGCGGCGGCCGTCGGCGTCCAGACGTTGCGGCTCAATCACGCCAAAGGCGACCTGGTGGTCGCCCGCGCCGCGGCGATCGACACGGCCACCAAGCGAACCTGGCAGGCCGAGACGCTGCAGCTGCGCGTCGACTTCGCCCAGGAGCGCCAGAACTTCATCACCGTTGACGGCGCGCTGAGCCGCCAGAGCGCCGCAGTGGCGGCCCTGACCGACGCCGGGCGCAAGGCAACGGCCGACGCCCAAGCGGCCCTGACGGCGCAACAGGCGGCCACGGCGGCCCAATCCAAGCGCTGGGCCGAGCTGCTGGCCGCCAAGCCCGGGCCCGACGGCTGCAAAGACGCCGACGCCTTCATCATCAGGACCCTGACGCCATGAGACTGCTTCCGATCGCCCTCGCGCTGGCGCTGGCCGGCTGCGCCACCACCGGCGCCGGCGTCGCCAAGGTCGTGACCCGCGAGGTCCCGGTTCCCGTGCCGGTGAAATGCCGCCCCAACCTCGGTCCCGCGCCGGCCTATCCGGACACCGACCAGGCGCTGAGGGCCGCGCCGGATCTGTTCGGCCGGGTGCAGCTGCTGGCCGTCGGCCGGCTGCAGCGCATCGCCCACGAGGCGGAGCTGCTGGCGGCGCTGGGGGCCTGCGAAGGCTAACCTTCTGACAACGTCCCCGTGGTAAGAGACGGGGGCCAAAGGCGTTGACGCGCCTTTAGCCGCGGGCTGAACCCCCGCACGTCACACGGCCGCGGCCGTGCTTCGTCCCGCCACCGGGCACCCGGCGGGACTATTCTGGACATACAACCTTATGGAGTCGTTTCTTTCTGTGACGGCCGCGCCCAAGGCGCAGCCGGTCGCCGCCTATGTTGGCGGCAAACGCAACCTGGCCAAGCGGCTGGCGGCCCTGATCGAGGCCACGCCGCACACCACCTACGCCGAACCCTTCGTGGGCATGGGCGGGGTGTTCCTGCGGCGGTCGACCAGGCCCCGGGCCGAGATCATCAACGACTGGTCGCGCGACGTCGCCAACCTGTTCCGCGTGCTGCAGCGCCACCACGGTCCCTTCCTGGAGCTGCTGGCCTTCCAACTGACCACGAGGGCGGACTTCGATCGCCAGAAGGCGGTCGATCCGGAGACGCTCACCGACCTGGAGCGGGCCGTGCGCTTTCTGTACCTGCAGAAGACGGCCTTCGGCGGCAAGGTGATCGGCCGCAACTTCGGCATGCATACCGACAGCAGCGGCGAATTCAACATCACCAAGCTGGCCCCGATGCTCGAGGCGCTGCATCGCCGGCTCGCCGGCGTCACGATCGAGCAGCTGCCGTTCGACGCCTTCATCCGCCGCTTCGATGCGCCGGGCACGTTGTTCTATGTCGACCCGCCCTACTACGGCAGCGAGGACTACTACGGCGCGGAGCTCTTCAGCCGCGCCGACTTCACCAAGTTGCGCGACAGCCTGGCCGCCGTGAAGGGCGCCTTCATCCTGTCGATCAACGACGTCCCGCAGATCCGTGAGATCTTCGCGGCCTTCGAGATCCAGGAGGCGGCGACCACCTACGGCCTGCAGAGAGGCGCTGCCACGGGCGCCAGGGAACTGATCATCACCAGCGGGATTTCGCAGTTGGCGGCCGCCGCTTAGCGACGGCTTCCACGCCCCCCAACTTAAGGCGCCCCTCGGCTAGTCCGGGGGGCGCTTTTTGCGTTTCAGCTCCGCCAGCACGAAGCCGCGGATTGTCCCGGGCGGCTTCAGCCACGAGGGCGACGCCGGCCGCGGCCACGCCACGACGGCTTCGGGCGGCGGAGCAGGAGGTTCGGATGCGTGATCGTTGACGCCGGCGACCATCGATCGCCACGCTACACCCGCAGCCGGCGGCGCCAAGGTGTCCTACAGCCGCACGTTCAGCACCAGGTCCGAATCGGGAACGACTGTGGGTCTAAGCTTGGGCCCGCCTCCAGCTACCAACTTGGACCCACTCAAGGGGACCAAGCGGGTCACGTCACCGGGTGTCTCGGAGAGGAACAGCGCCAGGCGGCCGTGGAGCTTTAGCTCGACGGGCGCGGCGTAGTCGGTCGACTCCGGGACGACTTCGATCTTGTCGACGAAGCCGCGCGCCGCGGAGATCAGGGCGTGGTTGGCGGCCTCGCCCGGGTTGGCGCTGACTTCGGCCAGGCTCTCCTGCAGCTGGCCGATGCGCGCGGCGTAGGCCTCGGCCAGACGCGGATGGAAGGTCACCGGCGGCTGGCTGTCCGCCTCCAGCTGGGCCAGTTGGTCGACCAGCGCCGCCTTTTCCTTTTCCAGCTGCGCCAGGCGCTCGCGCAGCGCCGGCGAGGCGTGGCCGGCGAGGATCTCGTCGACGCCTCGGCCGATCGACCTGGTGAGCTCGCCCAGGCGCTGCTCGAGCGGCGCGCGGCGGCCGCTGCGCTCGGCCAGGCCTTCGGCCCACGCCTGGTGAAAGGCGCGCACGTAGAGTGAGACCACGGCCGGCGCGAGCAGCCTGGTCTTCAGGGCGCCCAGGATCCGGCGCTCCACGGCCTCGCGGGAGATCGTGCGGGCGTTGGCGCAGACGGCGTCGCCGCTCTCCCTGTGCGCGGAGCAGATCAGCCGCCCCTTGTTGTAGACGGTGTAGTTGGCGCCGCAGACGCCGCACTTGAGCAGCCCCGAGAACACCCCCGGCCGGCGCTTCAGCTGGTGCGGCCGCACGCGCTCCTCGGCCGTGCGCCTGGCCATAGCCCTCGACCATAGCGCCGGCGGCACGATGCGCAGCGCCGGCGCCGGC